GATGCATGGGATGTTAGTACTATAGACACTAATATTTTGTTTGCCGCCATTAGGATTGCAACGTTTGGTAACACACTAAGCGTAATGCATGTCTGTCCAAGTTGTACAACAGAACACGATTATGATTTAGATTTAAATGCATTTGTTGAATTTTATAGTAGTTGTGCATACAAAAATAAAGTTACAATTAACGATTTGGTAGTTAAAACACAACCCTTATCTTATAAACAAGCTACTGATTTAAACATTAAAACATTTAATTTGCAACAAAAATTAAATCAAGCATTGCAATTACCCGAAGAAGAACAAAAAGTATTATTAAAAGAATTGTTTGACGACTTGTCTTTGACACAAAACGAACTTTATATGCAAAGTGTCGAAAGTGTCGAAGTAGAAAATACTGTTGTTACTGACAAAGAGCATATTCGAGAATGGTTACAAAATTGCGATAAAAAAGACCTTGATAAAATTAAAAAACATATTGAAGAAAATAGAGCAGCTTTGCGAATGCCCGGGTATAAAGTCAAGTGCGATAAATGTCAAGCTGAAAATACAGTTGAAGTGGATTTAGATCAAAGTAATTTTTTCGAAGAAGCCTAATTAGATCTAGCCCCGAAGAAATTCAACAAGAGCTAGTTAGGCTGGACAATCAAGTAAAAGAATTTAAAACGGAATTATTCCGGATTAGTTGGTACATGCGGGGCGGTATATCTATAAATGATTTAATGTACATTTATAGTCACGAAGACCGTGAAGCTGCTTATGCAGTTATTAAAGAAAATATTGAAGCAACTAAAGAAAGCGGTATGTCGCTTATTTGAGTTTTACTTGATGTGTATCTATATTATGTAGATAACCTGTTCCTAAGTCTTCCCAACGCCCTTGATCTCCATCAAATTTTCCAATAGGTGTAGCTGGTGCAGGAGACACAGGTCTTGTTGGAGGGTCACGTTTAATATCAACTACTGTATTCATAATATTAGGATTATTGTATTTTTTAATTAAGAATGCTTTGAGCTTACTTTTGCTCCAAGCAATAGAATCGTCAATGTTATTAAATGTTTCTCTTTGTCCGTTTTGAAATATAATTGTAACAGTAGTCATAGTCAATCTTCCCAATCACCGTGCCACGTAGTATTACCTATCTTTTCTTTCTTTGGAGGTTTAGCAACTTCATTTGGAGTAACTACTTTACCGCCTGCTTTTTCAATGTCTTGTTGCTGTGTGGTAAAATTCATAAGTTGAGGGGTTAGCATATTCCAAGCAGCATTAACAGCATTTAAAGCTGTCATTGTTGTATCTTTGCCAAACGAATAATTAGTTGCCCAGTATGCAATCATTTCTTTAAAAGTTAATGCACGACCTACTTTTCCAGAAGGATTGCCCTGACTATCATAAAGATTCCAGTCTTTTGTAATATCAATGGTATCGTCACTGTTGATTAGCGCAAGCCATGCTACCCAAGCCGCTGATCTGGCAGCACTGGCTAAAGCTGTAGTTCTTGGATCTTCTGCTTTGGTAGGAATTAAATCTACTTCTTTTTTAGTTTTGTCGTACCATTTTACAAAAACGTTCAAAACAGGCAACTTACCAGCAATTTTAAAAGGCAACATAATTAATCCTATTGCTGCCTTTGCAGTTGTCACTGGCATAGCTGCTGCAATTTGTAGTATCAATTGCATTTTTTGCTGTCTATCGTACTTCTTAGCATCTTCAACAGACAACCTTTTAGCTTTAACTTCTTCTATTGCCCATGCTTGATTATTTAAATACTCGCCAAATGATTTATAAACAACATCATAAGACAAATATCCACTAAGCCCTAATCCCATTACAGTATCAACATGTTTTGCAACTGTTGCTTGTTTTGCAACTTTGGTTGTTTTTATTTCGGCTTCTGTTGGCTTAGGTGCTTCTTTAGGTTTAAATGTGCCAGCTTTTTTAGCAACCCTGTCTTCAGCTTCTGCTTTAGCCACAGTAAAAATTTCTTGTACAAAATCTCTAGTAGCCCAGGGTGTTCCTTGTAGTCGTGGTTGTATGGCAAACCAAGCTTCTTTAGTTGCGGCTGCTGTAGTAGTATCTTGCCCTTTAAGCAACATTTTCTCAATGGCATCTGCACATAAATCAACGCATTCCTTAAAGGCAATTTTCTGTGCGGCACTCCAAGTAGCATGTCCAAGAATAGACTTAAGAACACGTTCACTTGCTTCGGCAGCTGCCCCTTCATTAAGAATATCGATAACTTTCATATATTAATCCGTATTCAGTATTTATTAGTCTTATAAGATGAACTACGTTCATCTGTTCTTCACTTCGTTCGAACTTTGTTTCTTTTTTAGCTGCGAAGCAGTTTAAATATTATCTAGATTGTTCAGTCACACTTAGCCCTGGCGGGCTAAAATTGAACATTATCTGAGTTGAACAGTTCACTTAACGTTTGCACTACAAGCATATTCTGCTAGCTTAGGCGGTCATCCGGTACCTAATCGTGCTGTCTTATTATGACGGCGGGTCTCTGCACTTACGTTAACAAGTGTCGAGCCGTGGATTCTTAATCCTCTTTAGCCTTGAAAACAGTTTTCTTGCAAATCAAACGGGTTGTATGTAGGCATATCCCATCATCGTCCTGTAAAGGATAGTGATTTACTACTCTCCGCCAATAAGAGATTCCTTGCCGCCACACATCAGAGCGGATTCGGGGCACAATACTATCGCCTGTGCGGGCTTATTTGGCGCTTAAATGGCCTAAATTGTTAGCCTTTGAGTATATGCGAACCATGTACACGAACTTGAATATGCCCGTTATACCAGTCATTTGATTCTAAAACTTTGTGATTGAATTGTTCTCTAGCCTCGACGTAACTACATTCTGATTTAGATTTGCAGTAAAAAAGTATTTCTCTAGTGAAGTTTTCTGGGCCTAATTCCGCAATATCTTTGCTTAGTGCTGGGCTACTACCGTAGTATTCGCGCCAGTCACTGTCAATTTTATTGCGAATTTTTTTCTTTTTCTTGGTGCCGTTTTTGAGTTTTACTGTTTTATATGTAGTTTTGCTGAACTTAGCTAACTTTTTGCCTATATATTTGCGGCCAGAGATTATGTTTGTGATTATGTAAACGAAGCCTACGCAGTCTTCCGGTAAGGTTTCTACAACAGTGTTTTGATATAGCCAAGTCATGCATACTAATTATCCTCCTGGGACTTCCTAGCCGCTTTGTCTTGGTCCAACCACACACGATATCGCTGTACATGTTCCCTACGATCTTTTGCTATGATGCGGATTTGCGCTAACCAGTAGCGCATTTGCTCGCCTGCCCGTCTTGTGCCTTTGCTTTGCCAGTCTTGATTTGCCTTGAAATATTGCCTAAATGCCGTCATGAGTTGCTCGTGCGACTCTTCGTTTTGATGCGGTGACGGCTCAACTTTTTTGGACATTATTCGGTAACTTCTAAGTCATTTGCGTATGACGTAAAGCCATTTTCTTTAATAACTTTAAGTACGTTGTTAACACGCCCAATTAGTTCATCCTTATGCGAAATTAAGAATACATTCTTCTTACGTTCACGGGCAATTTTTTTCAAAACCGCCAACGCACCTTCAACGCCTGATGCATCTAATCCATTGTCTATAAGTTCGTCAATAAACAACAAGTTAATCTGCTGATATAAACTTTCCCATACGTCACGGAACGCCCACGACAGCGATAAAATCAAACGATTACGTTCACCGCGTGATAAGTTATCAAAGTCCAAGTCTTGTCCAAGTTGCATGATTTCCACAGTTAAGTCGTTTAAGAATGTAACTGTATGCGGCAAACCCATCTTGTCAAGATAGTAAGTTAACCGATTGTTCAAATATGCTAGATTCTGGTCAATAATCTTTTTACGGATAAAGCTATCTTTACTTGTTAACAGTTTAAGCAAAAACTCCTGGTGTTCTTTTAAACTGTTAAGTTCGTTAACACCATCCCAGGAGATTTCTTGAATAGCAGTGTTAGTCAGTTCGTCGATCTGCTCTTGGTATGGATCTGTTTCTCCAGCTTTAATTGTTAACTGTGTTTCTAATGTATGTATGGTGTTCTGATGCTTGAGTGCTTCTTCGACAGTATCATAATATGTGTTGGGCCGTCCATTAATATCACCAATAGCTTCTAGTTCTTTAACAATCTTAGCCAAGTCCACTGTAACTTTATCTAAGTACTTTTGAGCTTCAGCAAGATGTAATGTAGCTTCCTCAGTCATGGATTCATGTTTATGATCATGAAGCTGTTGTTCACAAGCGTGACAAGTTTTACTAGCCAGCTTATCTAATTCGCCTGCATACTTTTTCACGCTTCGCTCCGCTTGCGCTGTCGCGCTTTCTAGCGTTGCCTTCTCTTTATTCAGACTCTTGATTTTAGCAGCATGCTCGTCATATACTTTAAGTTTAGCGTGAGATTCCAGTTCTGCGGCAATATCTACATTTTCTAATTCAACAATAGCCCTGCCAATTTTTTCTAACTCGTTATCATGCTGAGTATTCCAAGCACTTTGTCTTGTTAATAGCGCATCAATACTTGCTTGTATTTTTTCGTTAGACTTCTTAGCCGCTTCAATATCTGCACTTTCTGTT